CGTACCGTTGACGCGTGGCGTCGCAGTAACACTTGGGCGGTGCAGTATTGGGGTGAGCTTGAGCGAGCATACATGTGCGCCATGCGCCATAAGGGTCGTGAGTTTACCGCTGGTCGCGTGACGTATCTGTTTGACGGTGTGAATTTGTGGTACGCCCTGCCGTCTGGTCGGGTGCTATGCTACCCGTCGGCATATATTGAAGATGGGTCGGTATCTTACGCTAAGGCGGCGTGGAAACCCGCTGCTGATGCAGTCGAATGGCCGCGAGCTAGGCTATGGGCTGGACTTGCTTGTGAGAATATTACACAGGCGATTGCAAATGATTTACTTCGTGACGCTTTGCGTCGAATCGGGCATACTGTCGTGCTTCATGTTCACGATGAAATCGTGCTAGAAGTGAAAAAAGAAGACGCGGCGACAGCCGCGCAAGACTTGGAAACCGTGATGTGTAGCGCTCCTGCGTGGGCAGAAGGTCTACCCTTAGCGGTTGGTGTATCAACATTAGAGAGATATGGAAAATGAATTTTATTACTTACTTGGAACGTATCGCGCCTGAAGGCGAAAGTATCCTTTTGGTCAAACAAATTGCTAAAGATAACGGTCAGTTTGCATGGCCTGCTTATCTTCCTTCTCGATACGATGGCAAAGGCGCGTGGTATGGCAATACCGCGTCGTTTATCACGTCACGCTTTAAAGAAGGCAAACCGTCTGCGAGTGCGGGCAACTGCGAGTACGTTGCTTTTCTCGTGCTTGATGACATTGGCACCAAGAGTTTGCGTCCTCCTATCGAGCCGACATGGATAATGGAAACCTCACCGCAGAATTACCAGTGGGGCTACACGTTTGCTTTAGATGATATGCCAACCAAAGGCGAGTTTAGCGCGGCTATTAAAGCAATCGCTGACGCTGGTTACACTGACAGTGGCGCGATTAACCCCGTGCGTAATTTTCGCCTTCCTGCGTCAGTGAATTTGAAGCCTGACCGTGCGGCGTTCAAATCTATTCTTGTGGAGTTTCACCCTGAGCGTGAGTTTACGCTCGACCAAATCTGCTCGGCGCTTAACGTTCTCCCGTCTGCGGCTGACACGGCAACAGTGCGCCCGATTGCTATCATCGACACAGGTAATGATGACGTGCTGGAGTGGTTGTCCTCGCGTGGTGACGTGATGGAGTCGGCTAACGCTGAGGGTTGGGTGGGCGTTGTTTGCCCAAACCACGCTGAGCATACTGACGGTCAGTTGATGGGCAGATACCATCCGCTTAACCGCGCTTACTGTTGCTTTCATGGCCACTGCGCTTCGTGGGACAGCCGCGCTTACCTCGCATGGGTAGCTGAGATGGGCGGCCCTAAACACTCACATGGTCTTCGTGACGAAATACTTGCAGAGGTTATGCACACAGCGATTGGCAAACTCGAACCTACTGATATGTTCAGCACTGATGCGGCGGCTATCATTGCAGAAGTTGAACAGAAGGAAATCGCACGGCTTGAGAAAGCGGAGTGGTATCAACGCTTTGCTTACGTTATGTCAGACGACTCTTACTTCGATTTGCAAAACCGTCGTGAGTTCTCACGTCAGACGTTCAACGCCGTGTTTCGTCATGTGTCGTGCAAGAGTATTCACTCCGACCGTAAGATAGAAGCCGCCATGAGCTTTGATGAAAATCGTCAGGTGATGGGCGCTAGAGTGCTTGCAGGTATCACCTTTGCCGCTGGTGACTCGGTGATTGCGCATCGTGACGGTGAGTTGTATGGCAACCGATGGCGTGACGCCCGCCCAGATTCATCTCGTGGCGGAAATTTGAACGGCGATATATCTCTATGGCTTGACCACTGTAAATCGCTTGTTCCAGACGAGCGTGAGCTTAACCATATATGGGATTACATGGCATTCAAGGTGCAGAATCCGCGCGTTAAGATTAACCACGCGATTCTTCACGCGGGTGGTCAAGGTATCGGTAAAGATACGATGTACGCCCCATTCATTTACGCCGTGTGCGGCCCTCACTTGCGCAATTATTCGCTTATGTCTACTGACACCATTCAATCTGCGTGGGGTTATCATTTAGAAGCAGAGGTTATTGTCATTAATGAGCTTAAAGAAGCTGATGGTGCAACGCGTCGGATGCTAGCCAACAAACTTAAGCCTGTCATCGCCGCGCCACCTGAGATGCTATCCGTTAACCGTAAAGGCCTTGCCCCCTACAATCTTGTGAACCGTCTTGCTGTGCTTGCGTTCTCTAACGACCGTGTGCCGTTGTCACTTGAAAGCGGCGACCGTCGTTGGTTTGCCACATGGAGTACGGCGGAGCGTCTTGCGCCGCAATCAGCTACCGCTATATGGAAATGGTTTAATGACGGCGGTGGGTATGACCTTATTGCCAACTGGTTGTTCTTGCGTGATGTGTCTGCGTTCAACCCTGCTGCGCCTGCGCCCATGACAGACTTTAAAATGTCACTCGTGCAGAATGGTATGTCTGCGGTTGAGTCGTCGCTTCTTGACATGATTACGCATCGCACGGGTGAGTTTGCATCCGGTGTGATTGCCTCTCCCTTCCAAGCTATTTGTGAGCGCGCCGCTATGTCGTTTGGCAGTAAACAATTTCCACCCGCCGCGCTGTTTCACGCACTCGAAGAAGCAGGGTGGGCTGACATGGGAATGTGTGCATCGCGTTCGTCTAAGACTAAGAAGCACGTCTTTTGCGCACCTGAGTTTACGCACATGAGCAAATCAAGCCTTCGTGACTTAGCAGAGCAGAAACCTGTTGCAAAAGTTGTAGCAATCAAATAACATACTGCTAACAATTCTCTCTAATTGTTAGTTCATGGAATTCCCCATTTATCGGCTCGGATATTTGGGGAATTTTTTTTGCCAATCGGTTTCGTGGCAGAATTTTGCAAATCGTTTCGTGGCAAATTTTTGACGTTCATTAGATTTGAAATCCTAAGCATTCCCAAATTTGAAAATCCGACCTTATCAAATAACCGTCAAATAAGATTTTGCGCGGTCGTTTGAGCGTGATACCACGCCCGCGCTTGTCATTGGATAGGGTGTTTTTATAGCCTTTATTGGCTTGTCATTCGCTGATTGAATGATAGGCAATAGGCTAGTATTGCTAAACTATTTATTGCAGTCTATAGGCTATTAACGCGCGTTAAATGGTAAGCAATAAAAAAGAGCTGTTTAAGCCCTTGTTATTGTTTGAGGCAATAAAAAAGCGGACTTTCGTCCGCCTTCTTGTTTAGCTTTCCAGTAATATTGCCAAAACGGCAAACTTTACCAGTATTAAAAATATTATTATCATCTTTTAACCCCGAAAAATTCAAGTATTAAATACTGCACTTCTCTAACGTCGTTTAAATCGTCACTGTTTAAGCCAAAATCCTCACAAAACAGCGTTTCGTTTAAATCGTCATAATACCACTCGCAAGTTAAACAATTTTCTAACTGTAACCTTAATTTTAAAGCAACGTCAACGCCGTAAATATCTTCTATTTTATTAATTGAATTTTTAATGTAGTCAATTGTGTTCATATTATTACTTCCAGCTATCAACGTAAATTTTCACGCCTTGAATGATGATGTAAAGACACGCTACATTAGAGTAACAAATTGCGTAGACTCTATATGCTTTGTTACCTACTAATGCTTTTTTGCCGGTGTTTAGTTTGCGCCCGTAGCCAGTAGCGGTTTGCATCAAGCCTTTATTGTGATACCACATAGGCGCGTCGATAAATTCTAAATTAATTGCCATTGTTCTATTCTCTCTCAAAAGTTTAGTTGTTTAGCGGCTTTTTTAGCTGCAGTGTAGATATGGTCGTCATTTAGATAACCATAAAGGTTATCGCAAATAAACATTGTAAGTTTAGCCATATAAAGTAAATCAAAGATAAACCGGCGTTCTTTGTCATTACCTAAATTTAAGGCTTTATGCGCGGCTACTTGTTCGCGTGGTAGCGCGCTAAACGCGCCGAGAATAACTTGATAGTGTTCTTGTTTTATTTTCATTTTGTTAACCTTTATTTTTATTAGGTGCAAAATTACACCGCATAACGCGCGACCTTAACCACGCGCTATACGCTGAAATTTTACGCGGTCCACGCCTTGCAAGCGCGGCAACTTAGATAGTAAACGGCGCCACTATCTGATAATTGATACTCTTTAAGCATAACGCGTGCCTCCTTTATAGTGTCAAACGCGTCTACTGTTTCAAGGTAACCGGCGCTTTTACGTTGTATGTAAATCATATTGCACCTTCTACTTTTGACGCGTCAAAACAAAATGAATACCCGCGCCCGTCGGCGCTGTCACCATAACGCATACCGTCTGTTTTCCATTCTAGGTTGTTTTTTTCTATCAAGGCTTTGACAGCTGCAAAATGACAGGCGACGCCGCTTAATTCACTAGGGTATGAAATTGTCGCTTGAAAGCCTTTAAAGTCACCATGCGCTGCAGTATAGGCTTTAATTCTGCTACCACGCGCGTTTGACGCGCTTATGTATTTAGTATGGATTGCAATCATTGATATTCTCTCTTTATTGTTAGTTGGTAGCGCCGGCGTTCCCCGGCGCGTCGGGTTAAAGGTTAGATAAATCTGATTTTAAATTTTAAGTTGTCGATTACTAATATTTCATTAGTGTGTAGCATTGCATTCAAAGTTTTACTGATTGTCAATATCTCACTTGTCGTTACGCGGTCGAATGTAAGCGTATTTTTATCGCTATCAAACGCGGTAACAGATAAGCCTTGCGCAAGTAATGCAGTGTAAATAGCCAATGTATTCATGATGTTCTCTCTATAGTGTGGTTAATGTATACAGTCATCAAAATGGATGACTTGCAAAACATTATAGAGCAATAAAATTTAAATGCAACACTTTTTGTTACAAACTGGTGTTTTGTGGGTAGTGGTAGGCAGTATGTAGTCAGTCTAAAGGGGAACAGACTGACTACGCGCAAGCCCGCGCCCTGCTTGGCTTGGCAGTAATGTAGTCAGTTGTAGGTAGTATATTTTATATATAGTAAGAATTATATAATTTACATAATAATAATAAGGTTATTAAATAATATATAAAAGACGTGCGGCAAAAGTATTGCCTACAACTGACTACAATCGCGCAAACCCACGCCACCATTGGTCGGAGGCGTAGTCAGTCGGCTATGCTTTGACTGACTACGTATGCCTACGACTGACTACACTATCAGAGTAGACAGCAGACAGCAGACAGCAAGGGTGGCATTAGTGTCAATATATTGACGCTTACCCTTGATAAGCTATAGTAATCAATGACATACAGTAACGTCAAATAATTGACACTTAACCTTAAGCCCTTGCAACCCGCGTAGAACGTGGCTTCCAGCGATAGGGGGGGGTTAAAATAAAAAATAAAACGCAGGCGGGGTGGACTTGACAAGACGACTGGCGGGGGCATTATCTCCAACGTTTGCATTTTTCCTATACTATTTGCATTTTCCATATATACCGTCAAATAAATGACACAACGTCAAATAAATGACGCATAGGGGGGGGTGTTCATTTTCAAAGAGGGTGCAAAAGATTCACAGACAAAAAAGCCGTTTCCATATATATTATAAATAATTTTTAACAAGCTAAGGATTCATGCGACCATGCAATCATTTCCATATTCACCAAGAGAATTAAAAGTTACAGAGGCGCGTCTGAGCGCAATTTACGAAGCGTCTGCGCTAGGGCTAAAAGGGGACAAGCTCGCGCTTGCGGCAGGGCTACTTCCAAGCGAGTATCGGCAGTTGTGCCAACTCGACCCAAACGTTGAGTTGATGACGATGAAGGGCGCTGCCGACGCAGAGGCGCAAATGGCACAGGTGCTAAAAGACGCGGCGCTAGGAGGCGACACAAAGTCGGCGTTAGCAATTCTTCAAAACGTACACGGGTGGGCAAGTGCTAAGGAGCAGAATAAGGTGGCGTTTGGCATCACTAACGCGGACGGCACAGCGGCAAGCCTTGTTATAGGGTGGGAGTCATGAAGGTTGTCATCCCCTACAAGCCAAGAGATGTGTTTAAGCCGCTACACGCAAGAAAAGAAAGATGGGCAGTTGTGGTCGCTCACAGAAGGGCGGGCAAGTCGGTAGCGTGTATTAACGAATTGATAAAGTGTGCTTGCACAGACGCCAGCGGAGACGGTAGGTATGCCTACATCTGCCCATACTACTCACAGGCAAAACAAGTAATCTGGGATTATTGTAAGACGTTTACAAAACCCATACCCAACATAAAGGTGAACGAAAGTGAATTACGACTCGATTTTCCAAACGGGGCGCGTATTCAGTTATTTGGTGCTGACAATCCTGACAGGTTGCGCGGTCTTTACTTTGACGGGATTATTGCTGACGAGTATGGCGATTGGAAGTCAACTGTATGGCCGTATGTTATCCGTCCTGCGCTGGCTGACCGCAAAGGGTGGGCGATAATTATTGGAACGCCAAAGGGTAAGAATAGCTTTTACGAACGCTTTGAAGCGGGCAAGCAAGACAAGGACTGCTTTACCTTGCTGCTGACCGCATCTAATTCGGGCATCCTCGACCAAGAAGAAATTGACGCGCTGCGAAAAGAGTTGTCGGAGGACGCATGGCTACAGGAGATGGAGTGCAACTTCGACGCGGCGATACCGGGGGCTATTTACGGCAGAGAAATGTATGAAGCGGGGCAATCGGGGAGAGTACGGCCTTGCTATGACCGCAAACTCAAGACGTATGCGGCTATCGATTTGGGGTGGAGCGACGACACGGCGATTTGGTGGTTTCAGGTGGCCGGCAAAGAGCTTAGGTTTATTGATTGCTACAGCAATAGTGGAATGCCTATCGCGCATTATCATGACATTTTGCAGAGTAAAGGCTATGATTATGGCGAATGGTTATATCTGCCGCACGACGCGAAGGCTAAATCTTTGCAGACGGGCAGAAGTATTGAGGAGCAATTTCGCTCGCTTGGTTGGTCGCCTAGAATTGTCCCAAATATATCACTTATGGACGGGATACAAGCCGCTAGGTTATCATTAGCAAACTGTTGGTTTGACCCAAGCTGTAAAGAGGGGATGGAAGCGCTCACACAGTACCAAAGAGAGTATAATGTGGAGAAAAAAGTGTTTAATGAACGACCCAAACACGATTGGACATCTCACTTTGCTGACGCTTTCCGGTACGCGTGTCTTGCATGGCGTGAACAACGCCCTGAAGCAGCGGCAAAACCCAAAGCGAAATACTGGGAAGACCAGTCCTTAGAGGAGTTGTGGGAACACAGCTCGAAACGTAGAGGTAGACGAATATAATGAGTGACAAACTATCAGCACAGCCTTGGCACGACGAAATATCGCGCTACCAAGAAGAATATAAGAAGTGGACGGAGCGTGGCGAGAAGATTGTCAAGCGCTACCGTGACGAGCGCAAAGACGCAGAGCAAGCGGACGCACGATTTAATATTCTTTGGTCTAACGTACAGACACTAAAGCCTGCCATTTACGCAAAACCGCCCAACCCTGAGATTTCAAGACGCTTTGACGATAGAAATGACGCCGGCAGAGTAGCGAGCATAATTTTAGAGCGCGTTCTTGATTTTGAAATTAAAGAATACCCTGATTTTCACGACACGCTGTCTTGCGTGGTGGACGACAGACTACTTCCGGGCAGAGGCGTGGCATGGCTGCGCTACGAACCTAAGATTGAAGAATTTGAGCCTCAAATTACCAATTATACGGAAGTGGGTGATAGTGAATATACCGCAGAGCGCACACCGGATGAAGAAAACGGGTTAGCACAGACTGAAGTCTATGAACGTGTCGTGTCGGAAACAACACCGGTGGATTATGTCTACTGGCAAGACTTTGCACATCTACCTGCTCGGACATGGGACGAGGTGACATGGGTAGCGCGTCGCGTCTATATGACGTTAGATGAAGGGATTGAGCGTTTTGGCGACATCTTTGAGAAAGTTCCGTTAACTAACACGTCAAACCGTAAAGACGGCGACAAAGAAACCACTAAAGCCGATAAAAAAGCGGAAATTTGGGAAATTTGGTGCAAAGCTGAAAAATGCGTTTATTGGGTTGCGGATAATTACGATGTCATCCTAGACCACAGAGATGACCCT